CAATTAAATCTTATTTAAGAGCAGTTGCAGCATCTGGTATTACCGTAATTCTTGCAATCGCAGCAGATATGCGCCCTGAATATGCAGTATTACTTGGATCCATTATTGCTCCAATTGTTAAGTCAATTGATCCAAACGAAAAAGAATACGGATTAGGAAGTAAGTAATGATGAGCTCGGGGGACTTATCAAAAGCTATAAATGATCTTTTGAACGAACAAAGTAAACCACTCTGTGTGGTTGGCAAAATTAAATCTCAACTATTACCATCTGATTCAGATGCTTTAGAAAACTTAATCCAATCTAAAGTTACTATTCTGCAAATTGTTAATTTACTCAGAGCGCATGGTTTTCAACTAGGAAATACTGTACTTACAGTCCATCGCAAAAAACAATGCCCGTGTTTTAGGACCCCATGACTCTATCTGACGACGCCAAGAAACTGCAACTAGAAGTAGACGAATCAGTTTCAGAACTTCGTCAGACTCTTGTACGGACACAAAAAGAATTGTCCAAAGCAAAACAACGGACAGAAGAATTAGTAGAAGCTACGATTCAAGCATGTAAAGATGCAACTTTGGCTTTAGGACCAATGAAACCTATTGAAGGTCCAAAGGTAGATAAACGCCGCAAAAGAGCAGAAGTTGCTTTGTGGCATCTTACTGATTGGCAAGGAGCAAAAGTAACTCCTAGTTATAACTCAGAAATCATGAGAACTAGAGTTATGGACTTTACAACTAAAGCAACTAAAATTACAGAAATACAAAGACAAGACCATCCAGTCAATGATGTTGTAATTTGCTTTGGCGGAGATATGGTTGAAGGTCTTTTTAACTATCCTGCTCAATTATGGGAAATAGATCTTAGTTTATACGACCAATACATAACAGTTAGCCGTTTAATAGTAGATGTTGTACGACAAGCATTAGCAGTTTACCATCATGTAACTGTTATTGCAGAATGGGGAAATCATGGCCGAATCGGAAACAAAAGAGCGGACGTACCGAAGTCTGATAATTTTGACCGTATGTGTTATGAGTTGGCTCGTCAGTTATTATGTTCTGAAGAAGCGACTGCTAAAAGACTGACATGGGATCCACGCCATGGTGTTGAAGATATTCAGCGCATTGAGATTGGCAATTATCGAGCTCTTCTTATGCATGGCGATGAAGTTGGTAGATCTGGTTTTGCTTCTCCGGCCGGATGGCAAGCAGCAGGAAACAGATGGAAAGCTGGAGCTTACGACTGGAACTTTCAAGACATATACTTGGGTCATTACCATCGTCATGCACAAGAACCGTTATCAGATGGTCTTGGATCAGTATACTGGACCGGTTCAACAGAGTCCGATAACCGCTACGCGCGCGACTCTATGGCCGCCTCAGGTGTTCCTTCTCAAAGACTCCACTTCATTGATCCCGAACGAGGTCGTGTCACTGCTTGTTATCAAGTTTGGCTAGACTAATGAATCGCAAAGAGATCTTAGACGAAGCAACACGTTTAATTTATAACGATAGGCAAGCAGATTATGGAACTCCACAAGAGAACCATGACCGCATTGCAAAGCTTTGGAGTGTAGTTTTAGGCATTACCGTAGAACCTTGGCAAGTTGCATTGTGCATGAATCAAGTCAAAGTTGCTAGATTAGTCCAATCACCTGAGAAATTAGATGGTTGGGTAGATGGAGCAGCTTATATGGCTATTGGCGGAGAACTGGCTACGGAGGAATAATGACAACACTCATTGCATATCAACATGATGACTATTGCATCATTGCTGCAGATACGCAAACTACTGGTTATGACATGAGAGCTGATTGTTCTCCTATGGGCAAAATTGCAGAAAATGGCAAATATTTAGTTTCTGCTGCAGGTTTAGTCCGAGGCATGAATCTGATCCAACATGCTTTTAATCCACCAGCACCTCCAAGATCAAAGAATCTGGATAAGTTTATGGTGACTCAGTTTGTGCCAAATCTGCGTAAAACCTTTGGAATATCAGGTTATGACATTAAATCTGAAGGCTTTCCATCATCATTTGAGAATGATTTCATAGTTGCCGTCCAAGGAACTTTGTACTTTATAGATGAAGTATATGGATTAGAAAAGACAAAAGATAAAGTTTATTGCACAGGAACAGGTGCAGCAATTGCTCTAGGAGCTGCTCATGCATTAGGAATTGATGAAGCAGATGAATATGAAGATGCAATTGAGATCTTAGAACAAGCGGTCAAAATAGCAATTCGATTCGATATCAATAGTGGTGGACAAGTACAAGTAGCATTACAAACAAAAGCTGGAAAGAATCACATTGCATTCTTAGATTAAAATAACAAAAAAGAAGCCCCTGCCTTTCGGCAGGGGCCTTTTTCTTTTTGTCTTAGCGAACCATCTCCAAGACTCGATCTGAGAGAGATGTTCCTTGATTCATCATGAATCGCTCACCAGCCGCAAAATCATTAGCTGAACGAGTTGTGCGGGTCCATTGTTCGTACTCTGTGAAAGCATTAACAATTCCCCATGCAGTTCCCTTGATGTTTTCCTGAGTTGGTCCGTTCCAGATACCTAGGAGAGTCTGTTGACGCTCACGAACATTGTTCTGTTGACGCTCAGTCATGTTGTTTTCATCTAATGGAAGAACATCTTTGACAATTGACCAGAAGTCAGAGTTAGCAACTTTCTTCTCAAGAAGAGCAGAAGATAGAAGGTTGAACTCTTGATTTGACTTAAGAACAACTCCTAGAGTCTCACGAACATCTTCGATCTTTACACTCATACGAGCTGAATGGCGGAAAGAGATAGAAGAAGCATTTGTCCAGCGAGTCATTCCGTTTGTGCAGATCAAGCGAAGATACTTGATTTCAAAGCGAAGTGAATCTGTTCCATCGTGAGTATTTGAAGCAACTAAGAATGATTCGATTGGATCGATATTCTTGAGAGTAAGATCTAAAGTGTCTGGAAGCTTTGCAGCCATGAAGATCTTCTTGCCACCGCGTAGTTCACCAGCTGACTGATAAATTGCACCAGCTTCGTACATAACAGAATCCACAATGTTGACGATGTCGTTATTCTGGACAATTGTGTATGTAGGAGAAGTGATACCTAGAACAGAAGCTGATCCGTCCTTGTTAACACGAGTTGTAGCAACTTTGTCTTCGAGTTTGACGACTGTCACACCGTCATTGTTAATTGCTGTAGTTGAAAGTGGAGTGTGTTGAACTTCCCAATCAAGATTTGCATTCTCAAGAACTTGAGCTGCAGAGATTTGCTCGTCACTTGAATTTACCCATGTTGCTGTGCTGATCCATGGTGCCTTGCGACGTGCTGCGTTTTGGATTTGTACTGACATTTTTTCCTCCTGGCGATTTATTCTGATGGACTCATCAGCAGTGTCATTTAACACTGGACACTCCTTGCGGAGTGTTTCGTCCTTATTCTGTGACTAAATCGACATAATCACCATTCGATGTATTACTAATTCTAATATTGCCGTCTGTGTAATCCCAACGAAGTAATGTTGCTGTTCCATCGCAAACATTTAAGCATTCGCCATATTGATTTGCGCTTTCAATATCATTCTGTAATTCACTTGACCAATCACAAACTAAACAACTTACTTTCTTAATGTTTGTAGTCATTTTATTCTCCTGGCGGTTTATGGCAACCGGTTGGTTGCTCATAGGTACATTCAATACTGTCCACCAGTCTTTGTACACTTCATTTGAAAAGATCTTTTGGAACCTTTTGGAGTCCGTTTAGTCCAGATCGAGCGGCCAGGTTTGTCCCAGGACCACGGACATATCGATCCGAGTATATTTATACTCACCACAAATGGACCCGCGTCCTGGTGGATCCTGGCGGTTCTGGCTAACTTATGTGCCACCGGCCAGAACAGATGTTCTAGTAAATAAGATCTTTTAGAAACATTTCCACAAATGGTGGATATATGTCCACAATCAGTGTATATTGATCCTATGAGCAACCGCTCATACTAACCGCCAGGAGAAGAAAATGCGTACAAATACAAAAACTGCAGTAACTGAAGTTGCATTAGTAGATCTAGATAGAACTTATCGTGGAAATACTGGTTGTGCTTGTGGATGTGGTGGAGAATACTACGACATCAATGATGCGCAAAATGAAGCTGAAGTAAATCGTAGAATTAAATATGTTCTACGTGGAATTCGTGAAGGTAAAGCAGAATTCTTTGGTAACGGAGTTGAAGTTGCTAATCCTTCATATACAAAAGTTACACGTTTATATTTCAAAGATGGAATTGACTACGATATAAATCGTGACGGAACTTTTGAACGTACTGAAGAAGGTCCACGTGTTATGGACAAATTGTCACAAGCTCAGATTGCTTGGACAAATAGTACTGGACTTCCAACAGATCACATGATTACAAAAATTGTTTACAACTATGCTGAAGGATCTTCTTCGCTTGAAGAATATTCTGAGTTTTATTCACAATGGACTCCATATCAAAAAGACATGGCAGATAAATTGGTACTTTCAATTGCTGCTTCAGTAGAACGGAACATGAACTAATGACTCACTTGACTAAAGAATGGGCAACTCAGTTTGCTGCAAAACTTCGTTCAGATTATCCTGAACTATCTAGCGTCAATGAAATTATTGACCGCGCAAAAGCTGATGGACGTTTCGAATCAGAAATTGAAATGCTTGCAGTATGGGGCAGACTTATGAGAGGATCTGAATCATGAAAGTTTGTCATATGTGCGGCAAAGAAACCAATAAAATGCAAAATCGTTGGTACAAATATGACAATGGTGAGCATTTTATTGCTGGAGTTTGCACAAATTGTGCCGAATTACATGACAAACTTGTGA